TTTAAAACAGGCTTTAAACCTATCATTTTTTTCTGATAGTTAGCCCCCATTTGCATTAAACGAATTGCATCTTCTGTACTTTTAATGGTCATCTCTGTACCATTAGCTTTAAAGGGGGCGGTTAATTTTTCATATTCAGCTTTATAATCAATACCATCATCTTTGGTTTCTGATTCTTTGTTATACTCATTATCATCATTTGCTAATTTGGCATCATCTGGTTCTGAAATGGATTTGTCTGCATCTTTAGATACAGTCTTATCATCCTCATCTTCATCAGTTGCTGGATCATCACTTTTTTTATCATCTTCAATATCAGAGCCATCTTCATCAGATTCATCATTGTCGTCTTCATCAATTGCATCTGGTTCTTGTTCACCCTTATTATCATTTTCTGTAGATTCTTCTGTATCAGGTTCTTCTAATTTAAAAAAATCTTCATCAGATAATTCCAGAGGGTTATCATTTTCTTCAGTGTCTTTAATTTCAGGTTCTTTTAAATTAGTATTAGGCATCATAAACTCCTTCTTGAATTATTTGTGCCTGTTCTTCTAAATCACTTGCTATTGCATCAGCAGCAACTACCCCAGCTTGATGAATATTCCGCATATATTGTATCATGTAACCAATAGCTTCGATTTGTCCTTGTATATATGCTTGAGTTTTTTCATTTTGTGCAACTACAGAAGTTTTTGATATAATTAGATCTACGGCGTAATCTTTTAAATACATATTCATAAATACTTTTTTAAAGTCTTTATTTGATTCTAATCTTACCAATGCTTCTGATAATTCTACTTTTTCTTTCGCATGTTTCATAGAAATACTAATCATTTCAAACTCAGTTTTTTCATTACGCATTTTTAACTCCTCTTTGTGTCCTCTCATAGTGAGAGCTATTATAAATTACACCTGGGTGATGATCACCGGTCAGGCAGTTCTTTTTATATAAATAAATCATAATCATAATTAAATTACCAATTTCTCTTGTTGATTAGTATTATCTTGTTGCATTGAATTGTCAATAATCTTCGTAGCTGCATCATTTTGAGCTTGCGTATTCATCTTTTCTAAATCTCGAGCTTGTTTAGTACCAGACTCAGTTTCTAGATAATCGAGGTCTTTATTATCACTATCACTTGAAAGGTTTCGAGCCTTGGCGTGTTCTGTTCCACGTTTAGCTAAATTAAGTGCAGCCTGGGTTTTCTCACGTTGGCCCTTAACACCATCTAATTCTGCTGTTGCAGCATGTTTAATAGCAAGAGTCTCTTCTTTAGCAATTTGAGCTTTTAATAGGTGAATTTTAAGCTCCTGCTCTGCTTTAATTAAAGGATCTGGTTGTGGTTGAAATTCTTCAATCTTTCTTGCCATATCAGGCATTTTTCTTAATCGAGCCAAATCAGCAAGAATCATTTTATGTAAATCCGGGTCCATTGTGTTGCCTGTAGTCTGGAGCATAAAGGCTAATTCTTCAGCTTTTTTATTATCTTCTTCCGCCGTACTGATACTTAGCCTTAAATCAAATTTACCAGCAAGGTCATCTCTACGAACTGTAATAAATTTTCTATTAGTTATACGTATAACTTCGGTTTCAGATAAAAATTCTGCATTCATACTCAGAAATTTTCTACCAATCTGAATAATACCAGAAGCTAATCTGTTTAAAATACCTTTTTCCCGTTTACTGGCAGCATCTAAAGCACTGCGGGCATTACCCACATTTTGCCCAATAGATTCACCAGTAATTCCACTGGATGCAAAAGCTTTTACTCCTGTTAAACTCTCAGCTTCAATATTCTGCATTGTTATCATATTATACGCTGAAGAAGGAATTTCTGGGAATGTGTGTTGATGGATACCTTGGCGAGGATCTACATTACTATTAAATTCATAGTCATCTCCCCGGCGGAATTTCCTTTGATTAGTCGTATTTAATAGGTCCATCCGCATTCCGGTCTGGGCGTTGGCTGATTTAGCCATTAAATCAATCATACCTCGGGTGATAGCCCCAACAATTTTTTGGTTATCTTCAAGTAAAGCACCATCAGGTTCACCAAAAATAGATCTGCGAACTGGCATGTACACAGCTTTAACAAATGGGTGTTTACGATCTGGAAATTGATTTTTTTCCATACGAATAGTAGTTCTACCAGCCCAAGCCATAATAATTGGTTCAAGTATTCCTGTACTATTTATATCCCATTCACCATAATAAATGGTTACTACGAATTTTTTCCGAGGATCATCTTCAAAACGAAAAGTTGTAATATCACTGTCCTCTTCATAATCAGAATCTGTTAAAGGAGATGCTCCTTCTAAATTAATTTTATCTAAATTTTGATAGCGTCCATCTTTTTGTAAATCCGCAATACATGTTTTAAATCTTTCGCCAATAAATTTTGCATTATCCAGTATTCCATTGCAGGATGGGTCAATAATAATATTAGCTCCATCACATACTTCAACTGTTGGCTGGTTCACAGTTTCTTTTATTTCTGTAATTTCTTCTTCCCCAACTTGTTGGGGAACTACAGTTTGCCCAGTTTGTGCAAACATAGTTAATGCTTGATCTAAACCAGGATTCATATATTCTTCATATAAATCTTGATTAAATTTTCTTAATTGGAGTAGTTGTGTGTAAGATTTTATAAGAGTTTCATCATTAACAGGCAAAAAGTCATAAATAGGTTGAATTTCAGTAATCTCTTCTTCTTCTGTTTTCCAACCTACTTTACATATTACAGTTCCTGTGTCTACAGCTTCTCGAATATAGCTATCAATAAATGCAATTTTATCAATTTGAGTATTAAACTGATTATTTAAAACTAAACTATTCTGTTGAGCTCGTTTGCGATCTCCTGCTGTAACTGGATTTACATTAAATAAATCAGGTGTGCTGGTAAAAGGTTCCGTCAAAGAAGCATACCGCCATTCAGCTTGTTTACGAATTAGTTTAGGAACAATTTTGGATTTGCCTTCCCCAGGAGTGACTTTAGCTTTGCCTTCAATATTTCTATTATCTAACCAAGTATGCACATCAGATTGATGGTTATCATGATCTGTTTTAGCATCTGTTAAATTTTTATTTAAATCGGCAATAGTAGGTTCATTAACCCAATCCGTGAGTTTTGTAATACTTGAAATATCTATTGGATTTATTGTTAAATCTTCCATAATATCCTCAAAAGAGTTAAATATATTATTTTATTTGTAACTGATTACTTGTAAAAAAGCAATATACATTTATTCCATACCTTCCTTAACCAAGGCTTTATTATACATATAGGTATTTAATGTAGTCAATGCTGTTTGAATATTTGTTGGTAATGTAGAAAAAGTAACAGATTCCATAACAGATCTATTTGGTAATTCTTTTATTTTAGCACCTAAATTATCAATAAAGGAATAACCTTGCATTAAAGATAAATTACCCTCTTTATAGTGCAATCGCATTACCCCCATGCTCACATCAGTCGCTGTCCATATTTTTGGTGTTGCCATACCTACTCCTTTGGAAATTTTGTTTTTATATCCAAACAGTCTTCCACATAATCATCTAATTGATCTTGCCCTTCTTCTTCTGTTGCTGTGATACCTGAGTTAAGTTTTACTTGAGCATCGTTATATTCTGCGGTATTAGGGTATGCCCATCGTCTTAAATCATAGTAATTTGCTATTCTCCATGCTGCGACTGTAGTTGATGGGCCATAATAATACTCACCATCAAGAAAATCCTGTATAACAGCATTTAAAGCTGCGTTGGATTCTAAAACATTTTTTGCTACATCTGTTATTAAGGTTGCCATACTATTGTCCTATTGCTATATAATTTAGTGAACCTGTCGCAATAACTGTAGTTCCACTAAGATTTGCTGAATAAGCATCAAGCTCTACTTCAATAAAAAGAAAATCACCTGATCCTTCAGGATGCCCGCCTGATCCCATAGTACATCCTGTTCCATGTGGTGTAATTCCACTTGCTGCTACAAACCTTACATCTGCGTAAATATGTGTAATATCATTTGTTGTTGTTGGGGAAGAGACTGTCCATGTTTGCCATGTATTGGTTGAAGATTTATTTGAAGTCCAGGAAGTTGTATGCCAAGAACCATCAAAATAATGCAACCTGACTGCTAAAGCCAATGTCCCATAATAGTGGTAATCGTAATCACCATCATGACAAGTCCATGCACCATAACCGTAACCCTTAGCTTTTATTGTAGTAGTAACAATCTTAATGTTTGATTCAGCCATATTATAAAATGTTGTACTTGCTGTCATGTAACTTAATGATGACCACATATATCCAGCCATATCGTCGTAAGTTGGAGAGGTATCGGTAGTATCACCAGTTTCACCAACAGCAGTTCCAGCTGAATTTGAAGAAATTACAAGTTCTGCTTTTGGAGTAAATTTCCATATCCCGGTTCCAGAGCCTGTTTCTTCTAAATCTTCAACAGAGAGTCTTAATTCTTGATCCTGACTTGCATAACTTTCATCAAAAACTGATAAATGATATGGACTTATAATAATAGATGGTTCGCCAATCCAGTACCCAGGCAATGTTTTTGTAACATTATTGATAACTGTACCATTTTCAATTCGTTTTAATGTTTTAGTCATACGATGGTCAGAAGCAATATACTGGTAAAAAGAAATATCACCACCAGTAATAGTGCAATAATTTCCATCTACAGTATTTCCGATTGTAACAGAACTATCCGCATGAATTTGTCCTCCATCAATTTGAGTTGAATCAGATGAGGACTCCCAATTAGTATTATCTGTAGCTTTATTTACAACAGTTAAATATTTAATATAAAGCGTATCTGTACCAATTCCAACCCAGTTCCAAATTGAAATAGATACCCATTTAGCTGTGAAGGTTGAGGTATATTCAAATTCTTCTTCTACATACGAAGTGGTCGTTGCTTCATTTTCAAGCCATGTATTAATAGTTCGAGTAGCAGGTTCAACTTCTGAATCATGTGAGCCTGTCGTATACCCTACAGCATATTTTCCACTTGGTAATTCCGTATCAAGTTCTTGGATTCTAACATATAATCCACCTGCATGAGCAGAAAGTGTACGAAACTTGATTTTTAATTTATAAGTAACATTAGGTAATACCGGAAAAGCGGAGCATACAACCATAACATTTGAATCATTATCAATAGATAAGGCTTCTTCAGTTGCATCCCACGATAACGGATTTGAACCAGAAGTGTTGTAAGTTCTAAACCATCCAGCAGGTAATCCCGAGCTATTCAGCACCCCACCAGTCGGATTAAAATTCATTGTACCTGGAAAATACGCAGCATTATCAAGAGAGGTAGGACTGGGTAATGTGCCTGCCCCAAAAGTTGCTGTACCACCATATATGTTAAAGTCACCGTTTTTATCCAATCGCCATCCAGATGTGCCTTCAATATAATTTGTACTTTGGATACTCATTTCAATATAGGCAGCAATGGCTTCAAGAGTATCTGTAATTAAAGTACCATTAATTCTAACAGTACCTGATGTAACAGTAAATACATCAACTGGAGCAGCTTCTGTAGGTATGGCTATTTTAAACTTTTCAGCCTCTACAACAAATTCAGAATGCGTACCACCTACAAGTTCTGCCCAATATGTGCTACCTGAAGTCCCATCAGGATTATTACTTAAAGTTGCTGTGTGACCTAAAATACATTCATATACTTTTTCATCATAAAAAATTGTATCAACCGTGGTATAAACTGTATCCATAATCCAAATAGGGTGCAGCATCAGTTGAAATCCGGTTGAATATTTATTACCACCAGCATCTTCAGCAATATTTAATGCCCAGCGATTAGCTAATAGAGTTTCAACAGCCTCAATGGAATACTCATGTGTTCCTAGCAATGTGCTATTTACACTGTTAGTAATAGAGTTTACTGAGATATTTGTTTCAGCTGTATCCATACGATCTTCAACACTCGATATTTGAGAAACCTGTAACCCAATATTTGTTGTATTTAAAACAATCTCTGCGTGGTGCTCATTAACTGTTGTACCTAGAGCCGTTCGATTTGTAATTTCTAAAGAAATGGCTTCCCCGTTTTGTGCAATTTGAGATGTATGTTGGGTAACTAATCCCATTGCTCCATCTAAAGCTTCTACTCGAGTTGTGGTGCTGGTAATACTGTCTGCATTTTGCGTAATTTGGGTTTGTTTTGCAGTAAAATTACCTTCAATATCCTGTTCTAAATCAGTTACTGTTTGTTGTAATTCACTTGCTGTTTGCGTTACAGTGGATATTTTAAGATCAACTTCCCCGGTAATAGTTACATGTAAATCAGCAACTGCACTTGAAATTTCTGTATCGGTGTATGTTTGATTTGCAGTTGTAATATCTGCTCCATCCGCAAAAAGTAAAACAATTTCATTTCCTATTCTATTCCACATATCTCGGTTATGGGTAATGTCATCTTGTAAGGTTGCATTTAATTGATCATAAGTTAATTTATCTGTAAGCATGGATAATAAAGTAGATTCATCATAAGCATTACCGGCTCCGGTATTGACAACAACAGTTGGCTGTTGATCAACAGATAAAGTAACAGTCGTATCTGCTGCTATTGTTACTTCCGGGGCAGCTTCAATAGTTGTTGTAATAGTAGAACTATGATCATATATTGTAACTTGAGGAGTCCCAGTTGTGATTGTCACAGCTGGAGTATCCCCGGTAATAGTTACAGCAACCGCAGTTTTTGCTACAGTTACTTCTGTAATTTCACTCATATTGTGATTTCACCAGTAACGGTTACATCTCCATATAATAATTTATCAACTACCGACGTTGTATCCCCGGTAACTAATTCCAATTCATACTTACCTGTGTTAAATTCTAATGCAGCTGTAGTTTCTGCATCCAAAGTGAGCACAATATTTAAATTAGACCCTGCTAGAGCAATGCGGGCATTAGCAAGAGTTAATTCAAGTAATGCCTCTCCTGAAGGAATTGGGTCATTATTCCAAATCGGTCTAATTTGCATTCTAATATCCCCTAAACCTGCGGACGGAATATCTACATACGAAGTGGCAAAGTCAATATCAACATCTGCCGCATTCTTTGCTGTAACGGTAATAGTCCAAGTACTGCCTCTATAGATTGTTATATCATATTTACCAGGAACCATAATTTATGCCCACCCATTATTTGTAAATTGCTTGGATTTAGTTGTGGCCTCATCTATTAAACCATAATTAGTTATTTTACGACACGCAATTTCATATTGCTGTGAAAATGTGGTCGATAACTGAACTTCTCCTTCAGCTGCTTTTGAAGTTTTTCCTTTAAAAACTCGAGCTGCAATAAAATTTAATAAAGCATCAAGAGTATACTCAGGAATATACAATTTGTATGTTTTTGGGTTGAAAGTTCGAGTTAATTCAATTGGAGGATAGTATGCCTGGTACACAATATCAATTTGAGTTAATTCATTTGCAGAAGAAATTTTAATAGAATCTTGTGTTGGGGTGAAAATACCTGTATCAGGGTAATTGCTGTCATTGACAGGTATTTCATCCCCTAATTCATCATAAGCTTCTAATACTTTAACCAAATCATCATTGAAAGGATCATCATATTCCTTGCTAATTAAATAAATACTTGAACTCAATTCGGCAGTAACTCCAACATACTCAGATCGTAGATAATATAAATAAACTTGAGAATAAGGATAAAGTGTAACTTCTTTTTCTTTTAATTTAAACCGTTTATAGAGTTCAATTAACCCTAAATTTAACGCAGAAATAATCCGTGGATAATCAGCTTCTGTTATTGAATCTAATTGTGATCGCCCAATTTTGATATTAGCAAATTCACCATAAGCTAAATCATCAAATATTTTTTGTAAAAAAATCATGTTTAATTGTATCCCCTTATAAAATAATTTTACATTAGCTTATTTTATTTAGTTATACAACATAAGAACTCATACTGGAAGTCTTTTGTTTATCATCTTCTATTTCCCAAATATTTTGCTCATTTTTCTCCATAGCAATATTTTCACTTGGGCGCCATACAACTAAATTACTTAACATAGAAATTGTGTCAATAAAATCATCATGCTTACTCTTAATACCTCCAGCAGAAATTAATTGTAACTCATTAATACATTCTACTATTGGTGGAGACTCCTTCATTTCAAGAGGAAAAAATATTTGTTGAGATTTAAACCAGGGTACTACAATATTAAATCTAACCATTTTATTTGTAACTGGGCGTATGCCTGGTTTATTTTTATTATTTTCAGAAGCTAAATTAAAAAAACAATGCTTATCCATCATCTGTTGTTGTATCCATGAAATAAACCCTTCTTGTTGCCCGCTTACTTCAATACCAACAGACTGTGGCTCCCATAATTGAGCCAAACGAAATAAATCTAATATATTCTTATCCATGGTTTGTTTTTTACAAACACCATCAACCCAAAACCAAAATCCTTTATTATTTAAAGCCCAAACAGAAATCACAGAAAAATCATTAGATTCTTCAGCACTAACTGCAAAATCAGTAGTAATATAAAAATTAAAACTCTGCTTATTATTTTGAACTAAATGCCGGTGATACCAACTAATATCACTATCAGCAATTAAACGATCTTCCTCTGACATAATTCTCAACATTAATTCTTGGTTAAAAGTGTCAATTTTACCTAATCGCAAAGCTTTTTTATATTTTGCATTTACATATTCAAAAGGAAATCTATCATCCCATGCACCTTTAAAATCCTTTTTTGTGCATGGAAAGTGTTCACAAATGGGGTATACATTAACATGCCATGCACCAGACTCAACTGCTTTATACAAAGGATCTCTGGCATTAAATGGGGTGCCTGACCATATAATTTTAGATCGTTTAGGGTGCAAAGCATAGTCAACTGCTTTATAAATTGTATCCTCGATATTGGCGATAACAGTAGATGATTTAGCATCAGTGTCAGAAACCAAATCATCGAGTACGGCAAGCATTGGACGCTCACCTCTTTCTTTAGATCCACGTACCCCAGTTTTCCCACCATATCCCTTCACAATAAATACATTACCATCAGCATTAATAAATTCCCATCTGACATCAGTAAAATTTGTTTTAGGAATATACGTTTGTAAAAATTCAGAATTTTCCCATCTATATTCTAAATTTTTTCTCATATTTTTTACACCGTTCTCAATACTATCTGAAACATATAAAGCTAAAGTGATTTTTCCAAATCCTGGAATTTTTCCATAAACCCCTAAATAGAGAAATAAATATTCCCCGAATAATGAGGTTTTGGCAGCCCCTCTAAATACCATATTCGCAATATTTTTGAGCATGGAGCCAACCTGGTCTAACATCTGATAATGTAGAACAGGAGTTTCATTTTCTTCACCCTCCTCTCCGTTAACCAATTTAATAAAATTAACAAATTCTAAAGCAAAATCTTTAGGAACATATGCTTTATCAACATCATAAGTAATTTGATTAAGCCATAATTCAACATCCTGTTTAAGGGGCATCAGAAGTATCCTTCTGAATGATTAACTTGGTTTGAGCAATTCCTGCTGCAGTTGCATTACCTGACTGAATTAATTTTTTTTGAGCAGCTACCAGTTCAAGGGTTGTAGCCCGAAGTGTATCCAATGTTTTATCTTTATTTAAACCAATATCTAATTCAACCTTTTGAGTTTCAGGTCGTTTTAAATGAGACAGGATACTGTTAGCAGCATCTGATCTAACTTTCTCAGATCTGGCATTCATCATCAAATCAGCTTGAGTATTAAGCGCATCCTGAAACATAGGAGCATTCAAAACATGGGTGGGAATAAGAGTTTGTTCATAGATAAGATTTACTAATTTAGTTTTATTATAAGCACTGGTGTAGCTGGCAATATCTTTGGAAGGCACTTTAGCTAATAAAAAACTCTGATATTTATCTGGGAAAGTATTTTTATAGGCATCTTTATTGGTTAACCCCAATAACTTAAAACTTACATACTTAACTGCATGGATGTATTGTTCAATTTTAAATTTACCTTCCCGCATCACATGACCATAGCTTAAAAGATTCTCTTTATAAACTTCCCATGATTCAGGATGGTTTAACCTGGAATTTACTTTTTTAATCAACGATTGATTAATTGTAGTTTTTAATTTTTCAGGTAATGCAGCTTTTAGTTGTTCTTCAGTTATTGGGGAAGACATCGTTACTCCCCCTCATTTGACTGTAATAATCGTTGTTTACATTTTTCTATTAACCATAAAACTACCCCACCATCAGCATAAGAAGATGCGGTATACACCTGCCCTTTTTTATCAAAACCCATAATAACCACACCCTCCATTTGTCCAACAGCTTCTGTTAGTACACGATCTGGATTAATATCTAATTTAGTAACACCCCCCAAATAAATTAATTTACCCATTTGATTTTCCTTTTAATATGGTCCCTAACTGACTTTCCCTATTGCTTGTCAGCCCTACCGCTTCACCACGATAATTCACCCTGTTTTACAGAAACCATTAATGTTTATTTAATACATACCTAATGATCTACCATGAGCCCCGTTATCGATAACACGAGCACCTGGAACATACGTGAGAGCTTCGGCTACTGAATAAGATCCATCCGGGTTTCTCTGTTGTGTTGTTACCTGTACAAGGCATCCCATTGTTCCTATCTGCATTGCCTTAGTACTTTTCATCCAACCTTCATTTTCACTAGAAGCTTTTGAAATTAACTGAAATAAATCACCATCACCAAATACTTTAATATCCGGAACATTTACCTTGGCTTTTGAAGTATCTGAATTTTGAAGAGTTTTTTCTACAGGCCCTGCAATACCCTGATCCCTCTCTTTATAAGGAGCGAAATTAGCATTAAAATATTCTTTACTAACATACCATTTATCTTTATGGTTCTGAGGATTTCTGGCTACATATCCCCCAATTTCCGGAGTATCTGCATCAGCAACAGAAATATTCTGCATATTTTCACCAACAACATACGGCCGCATTTCAGCTACATTAGTTCTTTGGAAAGGTTTAAATAATTTTGTCATGGTATTCTCCTTTAATAATTTATGAATAAATAGTTAATTTATATTAACTTACCGTCTTACTATAACCGGTATCTTAAAAAAGTCAATATTTACTTTATCAGACCATCCGCCCCTACATACCAACTTGCATATTTTTCATGGCATTTACGTACTGATCTGGTAAACCAAGAGGAGCACTACAAACAGGGCAAGGTTTGGTTTGAATGAGTTCTGGATCTAAGTCAGCCACCTGAGCTTCTACATCATCCCTAAACAATAGGCTACAGCTGTCAGCATATGTCTGGTCAATGTATTCTCTCACATTTCCATCTTGATCCAAAACAAATTCAACTCCATCCGGATTTAGTTTAGCTAATTCTTTAGTTTTTTTATCTACAAATAAAACAGTCATTAGATTATTCCTTTGTTTCTATATTTACCGCAATTATTAATGCGTGCTCCGGGTGTTCTGGTATAATATTATCAGTATTTTCCATTAAAAATCTTTGAGTTAATTCTGGTGTTTGCATGTCCCACCAGTTAGCTGAAATACTATTAAATTCTTCATCAGTCGGTAACACCACCCAGGGGTTTACTAAATAATGCTGTTGTTTTATACGCTGTAATATGTTTACTTTTCTTAATTGTTTGTATCCACGACCTATTTTATTTTGTTCAGTTGGTGTGTTTGCTTTTTTAATAAAAATATTGGTCTGCGGGTCTCTCGTAAATATTGCATTCCAGAAAAACCGCATACCAGTCAAACTTAAATTACGTAATATGTCATAGGTAGTTTTACTATCATGTATTTTAATATTTGTAGACACACGACTAAAATGGGTATCACCAAATGTATCATAATCAATATAAATTAATTTTGGCATATTGTTTTTTCCTCCTGCTGATTCAATAAAATTCGTGTATCCCATTCTGCAGCTTTATCAATAAATCCTTTTTTAGGAATAAATCCTCTTGGGTTAATAAAATATAATTGCTGCCGTATTCGTAAAACTAAACCATGCTGGTGTAACTCTTTATAACCAATAGCTACCATATTAGCTTCGGTTCTGCTATTGGCTTTAAATTTACTATAATTACTATACTCATCTCTTCTGATAATTAACTGCCTAAATAACCATCCTGCTGTTTTACCCATACCCCCATATAATAAATCATGTAATCCATCAAAACCTTGTTCACCACCATATTGGGGTCTGCCGGAAGCAATCATATAATATGCTGGTCTTTTTTCAAATTCTGTACCTACAATTTTAAATGCTTTCTTTGTAACTAAATCTATCGTGTGTTTGGTTGTTTGTTCTCCTGGTTTTGTCATATATGGTTCTCCTTTGATTAATACCATAAATGAGCATAACACACATAAAACCGTGAAGTAAACCCTTATTTTGGTATATTTTCCAGAATTACACACAGTTTTACTGTATCCATCACCAGAATGTCGTGAATATCGATGACCAAACTCACGAGAATGTCGTGAGTAATTATGCAGGAGAGCCCTATAAAACCTCAAAACCGATAGAGAGAGTATATATATATATATATAAGAGCAATTTTTAAACCAAAGTATAAATACAAAAAAAGCCCCCTGGGGAGAAACCAGAGGGCTTTAATTGGGAGAATCATAAAACAAGAAAACTATTCCACAC